TATACCACAGCAGCATAACAAATATCTTTGTATGCTAACTGATGAGAAATTAATTTATTCAAAATATATTTCGGAACTAAATGTTCTAAAAAGAAACAAATGGTTATATTATTCTGGAAAATCGGATCCAGAAGTATATAAAGAAAATCCTTTTGATTATAAGGTATTAAGACAAGACATAGATAAGTATATGGATGCAGACGAAGAAATTATCAAGTCTCTATCTAAACTTGAATATTATCAAACTATGTTAAATTATCTTGATAGTATTTTAAAAACAATATTAAACAGAACATATCAAATAAAAAACTCAATTGAGTTTATAAAATTTACCGCTGGTTATGGCTGATATTACTATACAAAAGAAAAACGAAGTATATTTAAAAGTTCAAACTGAGCCACATATTCACCAAGAGTTGTCTGAATATTTTACTTTTGAGGTTCCTGGTGCAAAGTTTATGCCTCAATACAGAAACAAATATTGGGACGGAAAGATAAGACTTTATAGTAACTATAATGGAGAAATATATGTTGGTCTTTTAGATAAAATCATATCTTGGGCGAAAAAAGCAAACTATACAGTTGAGTTTAAACATAATAAGTTTTATGGAGATCCTTTTGAACAAAATGAACTAATTTCATTTGAAGGTGTTTCAGATTATATGAAAAGAATATGCAAATATGAACCAAGAGATTATCAATTAAATGCAGTTTATGATGCATTAAAGTATAACAGAAAACTTTTAATATCTCCCACTGCTTCTGGCAAATCTTTGATGATTTATACTATAGTACGATATTTTACAGAAAAGGATAAAAAAATACTTTTAGTAGTACCAACAACCTCTCTTGTAGAGCAAATGTACAAAGACTTTGAAGACTATGGATGGGACTCTGATTTTTATTGTCATAAAATATATTCAGGAAAGGATAAAGAAACAAATAAAAATGTAGTAATTACAACTTGGCAGTCAATTTATAACTTAAACAAAAGTTTTTTTGAAGATTATGATGTTGTAATTGGGGATGAAGCGCATCAGTTTAAGTCAAAGTCCTTAATAGGGATTATGACCAAGCTACATAGTACAAAGTACCGTTATGGATTTACTGGAACTTTAGACGGGTCACAGACGCATAAATGGGTGCTTGAAGGTCTTTTTGGCCCATCATATAAAGTAACCCAAACAAAAGAATTAATTGATAAAGGTCATTTATCAAAATTAAATATAAAAATTTTACTTCTTAAACATAATGAACATAAATTTGATGAATATGAAGAAGAAATACAATATCTAATCAATCATAATAAAAGAAATAAATTTATAAAAAATTTAGTTATAGATTTAAAAGGAAATAGTTTGGTATTGTTTAATAGAGTAGAGTCTCACGGATATCCACTATATGAACTTATAAATAATTCAGTTGAAGACAAAAGAAAAGTATTTTTTGTCTATGGTGGTGTAAAAACAGAAGAAAGAGAAAAAGTAAGAGAAATTACAGAAAAAGAAAATAATGCAATTATTGTTGCATCTTATGGAACTTTTTCCACAGGTATTAATATTAAAAACTTACATAATGTAATCTTCGCTTCTCCATCTAAATCAAAAATTAGAAATCTTCAATCTATTGGTAGAGTTCTTAGAAAAGGAAAAGATAAAACAAAAGCAGTATTGTATGATATAGCAGATGATATTACATATAAATCTAGAAAAAATTATACTCTTAATCATTTAATAGAAAGAATAAAAATATATAATGAAGAAAATTTTAATTATGATATTATTCAAATAAATTTTAAAGAATAAAATGGAAAAAGATTTTTATGCATCAATAAAAATAATTTCTGGTGAAGAAATATTTTCAAAAGTCTGTTCTTATGATGAGAATGACAGTAATGTTTTAATGATTGAAAATCCTGTAGTAATTGAAGAAATAAGTATAAAAGAGTTTAAAAAAACTGCACTTAGATTTGAACCTTGGTTTAAATTTTCTACTGAATCCATTTTTATTTTAGATATGGATAAAATTGTAACAATAACAGAAGTTGATGAGCCTATATTAATAAATCTTTATAATAAATATCTTAGAGAAAAAGATAGAGTTACAACTAAATCTGAATTGAACCCTGATATGGGATACATTTCTTCAGTATCTAAAGCAAGAGATATTTTAGAAAAGCTCTATAACTCTAGTTCCTAAAATATATCTTGAAAACCCACAGAGTTATTTTAGTCATTATTTGAGGACTTGTCAAGTATTTAATTTATGTGGTATAATCTTAACAAAGTAAAATATAAAAGATGAGTAAATCAAAAAAGAATCCACATTATGTAAATAATAAAGATTTTCACGATGCATTAGTTGCATATAAAAAGAAAGTTGATAGAGCAAAAGAAAAAGGAGAGAAAAAACCAAGAATTACTAACTATCTTGGTGATTGTTTTTTAAAAATTGCTACACACCTTTCATATAGACCAAATTTTGTTAATTATATGTTTAGGGAAGATATGATTAGCGACGGTGTTGAAAATTGTGTTCAATACATAGATAGGTTTGATGTAAATAGAACAAATCCTTTTGCATACTTTACTCAAATTGTTTATTATGCATTTTTGCGTAGAATACAAAGAGAGAAAAGACAGATGGAGATAAAAGAAAAAATTATTGAGCGTAGTGGTTTTGAAGAAGTTTTTTCTTCTGATGAAAGTGGATTTAATTCTGACTATAATACAATCAAAGAAAACGTTCATATTAAACTTTATCAATGAAACTTGGGTTAATTACAGATACTCATTATAATTTTAAAAAAGCTAATAAATCTTTTCACGAATATTTTGCAAAGTTTTACAGTGAAATATTTTTTCCTATTTTAGAAGAAAGAAATATTGAAACTGTTATTCATCTTGGAGATGCTTTTGATAATAGAAAAGGTATTGACTATTGGGCTCTTGAATGGGCGCAAAGAAATGTATATGATAAATTTAATGAATTGGGAATTACTGTTTATAATATAGTTGGAAATCACGATGCATATCATAAAAATACAAATTTCATCAATTCTGTAGATTTATTACTTCAAGAATATAAGAATGTAATACCAATATCCAAACCAAAAGAAATATGTATTGATGGTTTAGATACTTTAATGTTACCTTGGATATGTGAAGATAACCAAAAAGAAATAGACAATTTAATTAAAAACTCACAAGCAAAGGTTGTTTTTGGACATTTAGAGCTTTCTGGGTTTGCTGCTTATCCAGGACACATCCAAATCGAAGGAATGGATCCTTCTGGGCTTAAAAAATTTGATAGAGTATTTTCTGGACATTATCATACAAAGAGCAATATCGGATCTATTCATTATCTTGGAAACCCATATCAAATGTTTTGGAATGATGTTAATGATACTAGAGGGTTTCATATATTTGACACTTCAACTTATGAGTTAGAATACTTTAAAAATTATTTTAATATGTTTGAAAAAATATATTATGATGAAGATAAATTATTTGGTGTTGATTATTCTTATGTTCGGGGAAAAATTATTAAAGTAGTTGTTCATAAAAAAACAAAACAAATTTTATTTGATAAGTTTATTGATGATCTTTTAAAGATTGGACCTTTGGATTTAAAGGTGGTTGAAGTTATTGATATTGATGATGGTACGGTGGATGTTAGTGAAATCACATCAGAGGACACTATTTCTATTTTAGATAAATATGTAGAAGAATCTGATTTTGATCTAAATAAAGATATGGTAAAAAAAGTACTTAGAGAAGTTTATAAAGAAGCTTTAGAATTGGGATAATGTATATACTTGCAATAAAAGGAAAGGAAGAGGAAGGTGCTTATGCAGTAACAGATGCGGACGGAGAGAAAGCTTTGTATCTATTTGAAGAGGAGGATGATGCTGTAAGGTATGCTGGACTATTAGAAGCAGAAGATTATCCTTTAATGTCGGTTGTAGAGGTTGAAGATGAAGTTGCAATAAAGACTTGTGAAATGTATGGATATCATTATGTTATAATTAATCAAGATGAACTTGTAATACCTCCTAGAGAATATGATTTTATTCAAACGAATAGCTTATCGTAACTTTTTATCTTCTGGAAATACTCCAACGGAAATTTTCTTGAATGTAAGCGAAAATACATTAATTGTTGGTCACAATGGATCTGGTAAAAGCACTTTACTTGATGCATTATGTTTTGTTTTATTTAATAAAGCATTTCGTAAAATTAACAAATCCCAATTAGTTAATACTATTAATGAAAAAGATTGTGTAGTAGAAGTTGAGTTTTCAATATCAAATAAAGAATATAAAGTTATTCGTGGTATTAAACCAACTATCTTTGAGATATGGATTGATGGTGTTCTTCAAAATCAAAGTGCTTCATCAATGGATCAACAAAAATATCTTGAAGATATAGTACTTAAACTTAACTACCGATCATTCACTCAAATTGTTATTTTGGGAAGTGCATCTTTTGTTCCATTTATGCAATTATCAACTTCTCATAGAAGAGAAGTTGTTGAAGATTTATTGGATATTAAAATCTTTTCTTCAATGAATGTTATATTAAAGGAAAAAATTAAGAAGGTAAATGAAAAGATAAAAGAATTAGAAATTATTGATACCTCAATTGAAGAAAAAATTTCAATGCAAGAAAAATTCATTGAAGAATTGGAAAAACGAGGCAAAAATGATATAGATCAAAATAACAAAAAAATTAAAACATTATTAGATGAAATTGATTCATTCATTAATATTAATTTAGACTTGGATGAAAATATTAAAAATATAACAGAAGAACAAAAGAAAATTTCTGACGCATCAAATAAACTTAAAAAGTTAAATAATCTGAAGGGAAAAATTACACAAAAAGCATCACAAGTATCAGAGCAATGTAATTTTTTTGCCAATAATACGGTTTGCCCTACTTGCACCCAAAATATTGATGAAAAAACTAAATTAAATAAAATTGAAGAACTTAATGTTAAAAAGAATGAATTTGAAAATGGAATTCGGGATATAGAAACAACGATTATAGAAGAAGAAAAAAATCAAAAAAAGTTTTTAAACCTCTCTGATACTATTATAAAAATAAGTAATGAAATTGCTCAAAACAATACTAAAATATCATTTAGCCAAAGACATATCAAAGAACTTGAATATGAAATTCAAAAGACTTCCGAAAAACTTAAAAATAAAAATATTGAACACGAAAATTTAGAAAAATTAAAAAAAGAAAAAGAACTTCTATTTAAGAAAAAATCAAAATATAAAGAAGCAATTAATTACTTGGATTTTTCTCAATTTTTAATGAAAGATGGTGGAGTTAAGGCAAAGATAATTAAAAAATATATTCCATTAATGAATCAGCAGGTCAATAAGTATTTGCAAATGATGGATTTTTATATTAATTTTACCTTTGATGAAGAGTTTAAAGAAAATATAAAATCTCCAATGCACGATGACTTTAGTTATGATAGTTTTAGTGAGGGTGAGAAAATGAGAATTAATCTTGCAATACTTTTTACTTGGAGAGAAATTGCAAAAATGAAAAATTCTATCAATACAAATCTTTTAATTATGGATGAAGTTTTTGATAGTTCTCTTGATATGAGTGGGACTGATTATTTCACTAAAATTATAAAATATGTAGTAAAGGATTCTAATGTATTTGTAATATCTCACAAAGTTGATGAATTGACTGATAAATTTGATTCCGTTATACAATTTAAAAAAGTTAAAGGTTTTAGTAAAATTATATCTTGACCTTTTTGCTGAAAGATGCTATTCTAGTTTTGAGAGTTTATTGTTTTTGATTAAAATGGATGAATATCCTTATAGCGGAGTAGAATATACATTCTCTGTAAATGAGAATGATATGATCAATATAGATAAAAAAAATATTTCAAAAAAATATGAAATAACAAATCAAAATGGATTTTGGAAATATAATGAAGATAAAATCCTAAAAGAAATCAAAGAATATCTTGGAAGTACTTATAAATCTCATTATACTTCTCAAGAATCTAAAACTCAAACTCTTGATCTGATTGAGAGTATTGGCGATGCAGAACCATTTTGTCGCAGTAATGCAATTAAATATCTTTCTCGTTTTGGGAAGAAGAATGGTAAATCAAAGATGGACATTCTGAAGGCAATCCATTATTGTATTCTTCTTTACCATTTTGCTGGACTTTGTAATGAAACTAAGAACCCCTATGAAACTTTCTGATAAAACACTTTCCATTTTAAAAAACTTTTCTAGTATTAATCAGTCAATTTTGGTTAAATCTGGAAATAAAATTCGTACAATGTCTATAATGAAGACTATTCTTGCAGAAGCAGAAGTTGATGAGTATTTCCCAAAAGATTTTGCTGTTTATGATTTGAATCAATTTTTAAATGGTCTTTCTCTTCATCAAGATCCAGATTTAGATTTTGATAACGATAAGTATGTAATTATTAGAGAAGGAAAAAGAAAAGTAAAATATTTCTTTGCAGATCCTGAAGTTATTGTTTCTCCACCCGATAAAGAAATTTCACTTCCAAGTAAAGATATTTGTTTTCAACTTGAACACTCACAATTAGATAAAATTAAAAAAGCTGCAGCGGTATATCAATTAGACGATTTTTCTGCTATTGGTGAGAATGGAACAATTCGTTTGGTTGTTCGTGATAAAAAGAATGACTCATCTACTGAATATTCAATTGATGTAGGAGAAACTGATAGAGATTTTATTTTCAATTTTAAAGTTGAAAATTTGAAAATTATTCCTTCTTCTTATGATGTTGTAATGTCTTCAAAGTTGATTTCTCAATTTACAAACGAAAATTACAAATTAAACTATTTTATTCCAATGGAGCCAGATTCAACTATTTGATATTGTTATTTGTTTCATAATAATAAAATTATATTTACTTTGCTATGGAAATTACTGAAAATAAGCCTTTTTTATGGGTAGAGGAGTGGGCACCAAAATCTGTTGAAGATTTGGTATTAAATAAAAACATTAAAGAATTTTTTCTCAAGGTTGAAAGAGATGGACAACTCAATCAAAATTTGATCCTTCAAGGAAGCCAAGGATGCGGTAAAACACAAACAATTAAAACATTATGTAATATTACCAAACAAGATGTTTTGTTCCTTAATGGTTCTTCCGAGGGTAGATATCTTGATACTATTCGTAATCAAGTTATTAATTTTGGAACAACTGTTTCAATGTTTAGTGATAAAAAGAAAGTTATATTCTTTGATGAGTTTGATGGAACAACAAATGATGTAATGCTTTGTCTTCGTGGAGTTATAGAGCAACTTCATAAAAATGTTTGTTTTATTTTTACTTGCAATAATCTTAATAAAATTATTGATCCAATTAAGTCTAGATGTGCTGTTTTAAAATATACTCCGATTTCAAAAGAAGAAAAACCTCAAATGATGTCGGATATTTTTAAAAGAGTTTGTTATATATTAGATCAAGAAAAAGTAGATTATGAAAAAAAAGTAATTCTTGAATTAGTTAAAAACCATTTTCCTGATATTAGAAGTTTATTAAATGTTTTACAACACTATTCTACTATTGGTAAGATTGATACTGGTATTCTTTCTACTATTTCTGATATTAGGATTGAGCCTTTAATTAAAAATCTTAAAGATAAAAACTTTTCAGAAGTTAGAAGTTGGGTAGCATCTAATATTGATAATGACCCAGAAAAAATGTTAAGGTTGGTTTATGATTCTCTTTACAAATATTTGGATGGACCAAGCATTGCTGCTTGTGTTTTGATTATTGCAAAATATCAATATCAGTCTGCATTTGTTTGTGATCAAGAAATTAACCTCTTAGCAGCATTAACAGAGTTAATGGTTGA